TTATTCATAATAGGTAAATACTGACGAATAATCTTTGTTTTGATACCAGTATCTTTTAATAAATTGCCAGCAAACTCATAGTATTGTTTTTCGGTCGAAAGTTCTTCTTGTTTGGTAATCAATGCAGCCAACTGAGTTCTAAGTTCCTTTAACTTGGCGTTTTCTTCTTCTAACGAATCTTTCTTGGTTGATAAATCACTAATCTCTTTCCTGAGTTTATCAATGTAAGAATGTGCTGCTGATATGGTAGAATTATGTTTGATGATTTCATTATTATGTGCTGAAATGTGAGTATTGATTTCTTGTATCTTTTCAATACGTTTATTGGTATCTTCGATTTGTTTTTCAATATCTTTTAAAGCGGTACCCACTTCACCTTTTGTTTCATTAAGTGTAACAATCTGTTGAGTTCTGAAATTGTGGTCAATACCTTGTTTACAAGTAGGACAATTATCATGGTCGTGATAGAACACCACTTCTTTATCAATCTTTTTTAAACGAGATTCAAGTTTAGATTCTAAATGAATTAATTTGGTACCTTTTCTTTGTGTGACCATTTGGTCGGCAATTTTACTCTGTAACACATCAATATGTTTTTGTATCAACATAATGTTTTTACCAAGAGTTTGGCATTGTGTTTCAGAATCTTCTATTTCTTTTTGTTTTTTTTCAATCTCTGTATCGTTATGTTTTTTATGTTCTTCAATATTTTGTTTTTGAAAATTGATTCTTTCGGATGTTAAGTCCATTTCAAATTTGTTTTTGGTACTTGTATCTTTAATTAGAGCCATCTTTTCTTTAACTACGGCATTCATTGATGAGAAAATGCCGATGTCCAACAAATCTTCAATGATTGCTCTACGGTCCGATGGAGTTAATTGCATAAATGGAACAAACGAAGCCGAACCCAAAATAACAACTTGAGTGAATGATTTATAATTTAATTTGAGAATAAACTTTTCTAGATGTTCTTGATAGTCTTTTGCCTTGGCATCTTGGTCAACCATGGTGCCATTACAATATACTTCAAATGTATTTGGTTTGATGCCTCGAATTACTTTGTATTGTTTTTTGCCAATAGAAAACTCTATCTCAACAATACAGTCTGCTTGATTGATAGAGTTAAGTAATTGTGGTTTATTGATTTTACGAAATGGTTTACCAAAAAGACCAAAACACAAGGCATCCAGAATAGTGGACTTGCCCGCACCATTGTTGCCAATGATTAGTGTGTTTGGTGACCTCTGTAAATCGATTTCTGTAAAATATAATCCAGTGGAAAGAAAATTCTTCCATCTGACTTTTTGAAATATAATCATGCCTGTTCTAAGTTCAATGCCTCAACGTATAGTTCTTTTAAAACTAATTTGAGTTTGTCATTATTAATATGTTCTTCTTTAATACCATCCACAAACTTGTTAATGATTGAAATGGTATCTTCTGCTTGATTAACTATATCATCATCCAAGCCTTCTGTCAAGTCTATCATATCTTCAGCAATGGTAATATCAATTGGATTAACATTGTATAAATTCTCCATAAACTTGTCAAACAGATATGGATTTGTTTTGTTAACTACCACTACTTTAACGTATGTTCCGGCATATTTGCTTAAATCTTTACTGGTAATTTCTGTAATGCTTTGTTCTTTATCATCATATACGGTACGATGAAACATTACGTTAGGATTTTCAATAAACTCCAACTGGCGGCTAGACAAATCAAAAAGGTGAAAACCCCTTGGATCATTATAATCTTGCCAGGTGAGTTCGTATGGGTTACCCAAATACCAAATATTATCTGCTTGAGAACGATGGTGAAAATGACCACTAAACACCATATCAAAACGTTTAAATAAATCACGGTCGTATCCTTCATAATTTGGTATACCACGATTCATTGAAAACCCAGAAATTTCTAAATGCCCCATACAAAGCGATGCATCTGTGCTTTCAATAACCTTTAGACTTTCATCATAGTTATCGGCACAAATCCATGGAACCATACAAATCTTTGTGTTGTATACTTCAATGTTTGTAGGTGAATCAATAACATTAATATTGTTATATTCTTGTAGTAATAAATGTACTGAGTTTACATTATTGGTATTTTTAAAATAGGTGTCGTGATTACCAGCCAACATATGAACTTTAATGCCTTTGGCATATAACTTGTCAAAGAACATTTCTCTTGCACGCTTTAATGTGAAAAAGTTTATATACTTTCTACGGTCAAATGTATCACCTAAAATAAGAACAGTATCAATGCCGTTTTTATCAAGAATTGGAAAAAAAGTATCTCGATAAAATCTTTCATAATATTCTAAGAAATGTGATGAATCATTACGAGCACCAAAATGTTGGTCTGTAATAATGGCAACTTTAGTTGCGGTTTGGTTTTCTATTGTCAACGTCATTATAATATTTAATTTCTAATACAGATTCAAGTGGTTGTTGGTTGGCAAACACAGTTGCCTCATGTAGTGTTTCGAATGATTTAACCTTTAAGCTTCCTCCACTCAAAGTATAATTAACTTTGTACATTATATCACTCTCCTAAAAACTTTTCAATACCCTTAGGCTTCTTTACCTCTTTTTTCTTTTCTCTGGCTTCTTCATAGTTCTCAATAAACTCGGCAATGTTATCATACAGTTCGAACTGCCTTGAAGTACCATCTTCAAACTCCATTAATTCCATTTCATCTAATATGCCCATTTGTTCTGTGGCTTTATACTTAACATATAATTGTTTCTTTTCTTTTTGTATTCTTCGTAAAAAGGCATAGTAGATAATCTGTGTAAAGTAAGCAAATGGATTTTTGGACTTACTAGGATCAAAGTTATCAAAATACATTAAACAGTTTTCAATACCATCAGACATCATTTCATCACGATAGGTATAGTTTATAAAATTGGGTTTGTGTGATAGACCTTCGGCAATCTTCATAAAACATTCGCCAATGTAATTTGGAATAGGAGGAGGCGGTGCATTGTCCTTCTTGGCCACCTTTTGTGCCTTCTTGTAATCAATTAACGCCTGTAAAAAGTCGGCATTGTTTATATAATGTTTTTGTTTAGTCGCCATGTTTACCACATAAAGTTATTGACATTCGCTTGACAAGAGTGTAAAGTCGAGTATGTCCTGGGTTGAAAGTATTAATGTATTGTATCATTACCTTGTTTTATAGTAGTTAATTCATTTACTATCTCTTGTATTTCTTCATCATTCATTTCGTCAATTGAATCCTTTGCCTTCAACAAACGTTTAATCTTTTCTACAGTATGGAGATAATACTCAGAGAATTCTTCATCAGGTTCCAAAATACAGAGAACATCTTGTATTTTTAATTGTATTTGATTTTTCTTTAACAGTTGTACAGGCAACCAATGACGCATGACCAAACCAGAATGATTTCCACGATAATCAATTTCAAATGACATAGGTTCTTCAATGTCATAATATTGAACACCGTTGGCTGTTACTGTACCAACAATATCTTCACCATTCTGTAATTTAATAATTTTTATATTATCCATTTTTAAGGCCTATCTTATAGATTTTGAATGGGAACTTCTCATTATTATATATCTTTGTTCTTTCCACGAAATGTTTTAATGTATAATTCATATGTTTTTTATATCTGAGGTCATCTGCTATGTCGTATAATGTGGCTATTTCTTTGCCATCACTTTGTCGTAAACTTCGTCCAATACTTTGCAAAGTTCGAATACTCGATTTTGTTGGCATCGCAAATATAATGTTATGCAAATTCCTAATATTAATACCAGTGCTAAAAGTCCCAAAAGAAGCCACAATAATAGCATCGTTTTCTATCTCCATAATTTTTCGTATTTCTTCACGGTCAGTGGTTTCTGTACCGCCATAAACAAAGAATATTTTTCTATTGCCAATATTCTTGGTGTCCTTTATCATATCATACAGGACACGGCCATGTTTGTCAACCATTTGAAAGAGTATAAGAGTATTTTTACCTAAGCTAACTGCAAGATTCTTAATGAATTTATTTCTTGTTTCGTGTGTAATAAGATACTCAATTTCTTCTTGGTATGTTTTATCTTTTAATTTCAAACATTCTTCATCGGTATGTTTTAAAACTAAACATTTAATTTGAAAATTTGAAAGTTGCTGTTTATCAATAAGTTCTTTTGTTGAGATTACTTTTTCCACAGAACCAAATAAACCTTCTAACACCAATTTATGTGTTTTAGTTCCATCTAAAGTACCTGTAAGACCAATACGGTATTTGGCATTGATACAAGACGTGAGAATGGTGGTGAGTGATTGTGCCTTGAATAGATGTGCTTCATCACCTATAATATAATCAAATTGGTGGAAGTATTCTTTTGGCATTTTATACAATGATTGCCAAGTGGAGATTATTAAATCTTTATCAGATTCTTTTTCTTTGCCTTGATAAATGCGGTGAATATTGGTCATTTCACCATTATTATAATCACCAAAGTCGGAGTATAATTGTTCAACAAGAGATGTGGTAGGAACAATTACAAGGCCTTTAAGGTTTTGATATTTGTGTAATTGTTGAAACAGTAGATAGATGATAAGAGATTTGCCAGATGCCGTTGGAGAAACTAACAACGCTCGGCGTTTCTGCATGGCATGAATAAAGGCATCTAATTGATGTTCTCGTACCTCAATGGAATCACCACGAGAATGTATCTTTAATTCTTCTGTAAACTTTTTGGCATGATATAAAGAAAACTCATCTTCAAAATCTAGGTTGTTTTGAATTTCATAACTGTAGTTTCTTTCTTTACAGAATTCTTCAATGTAGTTTAATAACCCAATGTAAATGGTATTATTGCGTAAATCAAACATACGTATCTTGCCGTCCCATATACGATTACGATATGCTGGTACAAACTGATAACCTGGAACAAAGAATGTAAAAAACTCTGATAACTCTTTGGCTACGTGTTTTTCACATTCTATTTTTGCATAGACTTCATTTACTTTAGAGATTGTTATATCATTCATACATTACTGTGTTGGTGTTTCCTAATGCCCATTTAGGATCTGTTTCAACCGACCATCGTTTTGTTGCTACCTTAAAGTCTGGCATCTTCAATTCTTTTGGATTACTACTTGGTTCTAATATGATTAACCTATTATTTGGCTGAGCAGCAAACTGCCCATTATCACACATAACAAAATTATAAGACTTGTGGTCCTCGACATCTTCAGAAAAGCCAGTATCAAGAGTATTAAAATCAGGATGGGCACTATCGACTGTGAAAAGGTATACTCCATACATCCAATCTCCATTCTTTAATTTAAACTTACATCTCATTGATTGCAACTGTGCCTTTTTAAGCACAGTAATATCATATGATAAACAATCCCACAACTGTAAACTATCTAATGTTTGTGGAGTACCTTCAATGGGTTTCCAACAAAATGCGTGTAGTGGTAATTTGTCATACAATGCACCATATTCATTGAGATAGGCCTCAATACGAAATGCTTGACCTCTTAATGATTTGATACTTATCCACCAACACGGCTCAAGTTCTCCATGACCTTTTTGAAAGTCATAGAGAAACTCTTTACGAACAAAACATTTTACCGGTGGTAAATTTGCAACGATATGTGCCATTATTGGCCTCCTATAAATTTTTCCCAAGAGATAAAATCTCGGAGTTGCCAAGTTCTTTGTTTCAATTCACTCATAATAGATTCAATGACCGATACACATTCTTCATGGTATACTTTTTTCTCTAACATTTTAATTAAATCGGAGTCGCCTTCCAGATAAGCACTAATGTCCGATTTCAATACAAATGAAAAAGGTTGCCAGCCATGTTCTTCTAATTCTTCTTGGCTCATTCTGCCAGAATAATACTCAATCTTTACCTTACGCATACGCAGGTAATCAAAGTGTGCCTTTTTGGCCGCAATCTTGTGTTTGGTGAGAATGGAAAGATATTTGTTGTGTAATACCGGAATACGGAGAAGTTCTTTGCCAGGTTCCGTCTGGTCAATCTCTACATCTTTTTCCCAATGTTTAAGTACTTGCTCTAATGTTTCCATAATATAATAAAAAAGTTATTTTAAAGTTTTATAATAACACAAATATGTTATTTTGTCAAGCTTAAACTGGTATAAAATTGTAGTAATCGTATTGGAATGTTACTGTGGAATACATGATATCATCAGCCGACATTTTAGTATCAAAAACAATGTCTGCCAGCATGACTGGAAATGCATTAACAAACTGAACCCGTATGGTTGGATTGTTTAAGTTATTTAATACAGTTAAAGTGGCATCTGAATAAGGACTTTCAGGTGTCTGTTTATATTGGTTTTGTAGTGCTGCCAACCTTTTTCTCTCCTCAAAACTCTCTGGAGATGCGATGGAACGCATCCAAGAGTATATATTCTGCCATGTTTCTAATTTCTCATCTACGGCAAAATCAACGTTTAACTGGTTATACATTATCTTATTACCAGGAGCAAATATGTCCAACATTGGAGTAAACAATGGTGCCTGTCCTAGATTAACTCCAGGTAGATTTACTGATTGGCAGAAATATTGAACCGATCCAATCCTGTCAAATGTAAGAATATACTTTGACGCTTGAAGATAATTTGTATTCTGAGGGATTCTTGTGAGTGCTGTCATACGTTTATTTAGGTGATAAAAAAAGAGACCACCGAAGTGGTCTCTCTAAATGTCCTTCTTGTCGAGGACTTTTTGATTACATCAAGTTCTTAACGCCGAATAAACGATAGTACACGTTTCTACGAGCCATCAGTTTGCCATCATCTGGGAATACTCCAGAAGCACCATTAGAGAATGGGTTAGCAACCATGCCGTAACGAGTCTTGAATCCAATTTTTGGTTGGAATGTGTACTGGTCTACTGCACGAACCATTTGGAGAGGAACGTATGGGCAATAGAACAAACCAGCGTCATATGGGCTCGAACCTTTGTAACCAATCGTTACCAATTCTTGGTTGCTTGTGTATCCACCAAAATATGGGTCGATGTATACTTTGATACGGCCATGTAACAGACCAGCAAATGTATTACCTGTGTCGTCTACTTGCAAATCTGTTTGTAGAGCAGGAGTGTATGAAAGAACACCAGCCATAGCCATTGCAGATGCTACGTCAGATGAAACAATCAATACGTTACCTTTACCCCTACGAGTTTGCTTAGCAATAACGTTAGCGTCACGCTCGATTTGGAAAATCAAACCTTTGAAACGCTCAACTGACCAACGGCCGTTAGAGTCTGTGTCAAGGTCGAAATAACCAGCGGTAGTTGTACCATACTGAGCACCAGCAACAGCACAGGTGTAAATTGTACGGATAACTTCACGGTTGATTTCAGAGAGGATTTCTGTGGACAGAATGTTTGACAATTCTGTTTCAGCATCAAGACCATGAACTGCTTTTAAGTCTTGTGCAAGTTCCAGAGAATACTCAGCCTTCAAAGCACGTGATTGTGCTGTTACAGTAACTTTCTCAATCGAGAATGCCATCTGTTGGAAGTTCTTTGTATAATCTGTATCTGTACCAAGAATCTCAGCGTTAGCTGTAGGCATTGCAATACCAGATGTGGTTGCGTTGCCAGTAGGATCTTGGAAAGAAGTGGAGATGTCAGATGCACGTGTACCTTTGAAACCATAAGGATTGTTCTCAGAGAAAGAACCAGAGAATACCGTATTAGCTTCGTTGTAGAAGGCTTCTGTACCTGTTTGACTTGCGTAACGTGCACGCATTGCAAAAATCAAACCTGTAGGACCAGTCATTGGCTGAACGCCAGCAACGTCATAAGCGATTAGATTTGGCAAAGCACGGCGTACTAATGAAATCAAGATAGGATCAAAATTGCTGATAGCAGATCCAGTAATGTTGGCAGGGGTGGAACCACCAGTGGCGGTCTCATTCAAAGCCATACGATCTTGATTCATAGCTTGTTGTTGATTCTCCAAAACAAGAGCTGTAACAGCTTTCTTGTAAGGATCGGTAATCGATTCGAGCTCAGGATGCTCGAGTACCGGTTGCCACTTTTTTTGTAGTTCTTCTGTTAAATACATTTTATAGTTCCTTTTTTTATGTATTATAGGTTAATTACTTAACCAAAGTTTGTGAAATGGTTTTTGAATAAAGATCCATCATTGGGTCGGCCGAAGCAACTGACTTCTTTTCTTCCTCAATTTGGACTTCATCGTCTAGTGAAGAATTGTCTGCTACTTTAACATCAGACTTGAAATATGATTCTTTCAAAGTCGTAAGTTTAGAAGCAAATTCTTCCTCAGTAGTAAATTCCACACCCTCTGCGAGTGATTTTAATTTTTCTACTTGAGTTTGGGGTAAGCCTTCACACGCTGTGTAAATGGCTTCAATTTTTTTCTGTTCGTTTAACTCTTTGGTTAACTCGACACCTTTGCTAATTTGTTC